CGCATAGTAGCACCCGCGATAGACCACGCGGCCAGTAGAGGAGCCGAAATAGTACATATCAGAATAGTATGTGCTAGACGATCCGTTCATGGAGCCTACTGGTATTACGGCCATCAGTTTGCCGTGGGCCACCGAAGTAATCCAGTATCCACTATTCGTCGAGCCTTTAATCATCACTGTACTGCCATCTGGCATCCAAATACGCCATTTGCCTACATTGCCACTAGTATTCGGCAGATCAACATTGTCCATCATCTCATACTTATGGCCGATGATGTCCTCGTAGCCCAGGCAGCAGATATTGTTCACCTGCGTCACCTTTGGCGCACCATATTCATCCACGCTCCTGTACCATGCGTATTGATGCACGCGTCCGTCGTCAATCAGACTACTCGTCACGTTCTCATTGATGCTATGCGCCTCCTCGAAGCCGATAGTGTCCTGCATGCCTCTCGAAGCCGTTCCGCCAGTCGTGCGCGTGTTGTTGTGCTGGCCGGCGCCACACTGTTCCTGCATGTCTCGGCGGCCATACTTGGCGTAGGAAAGGTTCGCTATACGGAAGTGCATCAGCGCGTCGATCTGCTGCATGCCTCTCTGCACACTGTAGTAGTGGAAGTCCGTCCACGTCATGCTCGCCGTGGTACTACCGCCAGTAATACACGCGCGCAGCTTATTTCCCACAACGGAACTGCCGACCACAGCGCACAGGTGCTCGTCGCTGGCAAACCATTCTGGCTCCATGTCCTCTATCTTCATACTATTGCTCAGCACCACCTTGTCAAACTCCGCTGAGTTCAGTATCGAGAAGTGTAAAGCCGTAGCCCCATCGGGGACGTCAGACACCAGATACATTCCTGCCTCGAATCGATTGCCGAGCGTTGGGACGATGATGTTCTTGACCACCTTGCCTGCGGCATCTGTGAAAGCACTGCCCACTAGGTTCGTACCGGGCACACTCGGCCAGCGTACCCGCTTGTGTTTCGTGACGTCCACCATACACACCGAGTACGAGCTATCCGTGCTATACGCCTCCTTCAGCGTCTCGCGGCCCGTCATCACTTTCTTGCCGTTAATATAGCCGCCAGGCAACGCCTTGATGTCATCCAGTGTCAAGACGTCCACGACGGGTAACGACGGCATGTGATCCTTGTCCTTCGAGCTGTAGCAACTGTAGTTCTTGCTATTTAGAAAATCGTTGATGCCTTTGCACCAGAAGAAATTCTCCAGCATCATCCAGTCTCCCTCGGAGCCATCAAGCTTCGCAGCGCTGCCGTCCGCATATTTGAGACTGTCACGATCATCTAACGGGAAATACGTCATCTCGCCGTCCAGATTATTCATGGCCGTTTCCACGCCCGCCATGATCACCTTTCGGGTCGTGGCCTTCTTTGTCACCTTCGCCAACACACGGTGTCGGTTCTTCAGAATTGTCGTTATATGCCCGCTTGCCTTATATGCGTTGCCGAATTTATAACCAGTGTTATTGTCGAGATTTGAAATATTCGCATCGTCCGCAACGCTCTCATCGCTCTCCAGCATAGTATATTCTGGCTGCACGATATTCAACTCGGGAAAGTGGGCACGCAGCGCGTCATACTCCTCGTCCGCCTGGTATTTTGTCAAACGGTACGTACCAACCAGCCGGCAGGTGTCCACATTGCCGCCTTCCTCGTCCACACCTCCCGTGTGCATCAGCGAGGCCAACAGACTGCCGTCACCCTCCATGTCGATACCCGTCACACGCAAATACTCGATGTTCGAACAGCGTTCATATAGCGTTTGCCAGTCTATGCCAGGGCAACTGTCAACAACGAGTTTCGTCACATTGCTGGTTCCTTCAAGTCGCAGCCCGCTGTCCGTCAATTTCGGAAGGTATTCGAGGCGCAACGTCGTCAAAGAAGCGGGCAACACGAGCTGCTCTATCGGCGCACCCTTGGCCACTGTCACGCTCTTCACATTTGTGCCACCCGCGTCGAGGCGGCGCAGCAGTGTATTCGTCGAGAAGTCAAGCGTCGTGGAGTCCTGGCGATTGCTCCTCGCCATCGTCTGCCCGTGGAGACTCACCTCCTGCAGCTGACGGCATCCCTGCGTCACCAGCCACCAAGTGGTCGTAGAGGGTTGACCACCAGCCTTCACGCTGATGTCGAGCCGACGCATCATCTTACAGTTCCCCAATTCCAGTCCGTTGAGTAGATGGCTTGCGGCATCCGTCAAGTCGAGTTCCAGAATCTTGGATGCGCCGAACAAGAGCATCGGATCGTTCAGCGCACGCTTGCCCGTCACCGAGAGCGTACCAGTCTCACCCCTGAGCAATCTTCCCGTCTCCCCCTCCATATAATCCTTACCGGAAAGACCGTAAGCATAGTAGTACTCATCACCCGAGACAATGCGCATCACGTCTGCCGGGTCCGACACCTCGCGGGCCATATAGAAGCCTGCCGAGTCGGCACGGTAGGTGCTTACGCCATACTTGGCGTCAAGCAAGGCGAAGCGGTTGGTAATGAAGTGGTCAAGCTGCATCTCGCGGGTGCCGCTCAGCGCGTACATATAATAGTACTTGTTCCCATCAGTCGTCACACCATTCTCCGTCACTCTCACACCCTTCGTTTCCGGCTTGATGTACTTCATCTCGCCAGACTTGTTATATTCGCGTGCGGACCAGTTATTCTGAATCGTCTCGAATGTACCCTTCACCTTCTGATTCGTCATTACGCGACGCAGCTCTTCTGCCATTGCCTTGATTTCCTCCTCGAAGTTGGCGAGGAGCAGACACCAGAACCATGAGTCATGTCCCTCGAACACCCATTTCTTTTTCTCCGCATCCCACGAGTCTCTCATGATATTGTAGCCATAAGCAAGAAGCGAGTCATTGCGCTTGCCATAACTCGTGTCGCCATCATAGTAGACGTACCACCAGATCTCACCGTCCCAGGTACATTGTATTGTATTCTTAACAAACTGGTCCACATTGCCGCCATAGATCATAAAGAGGTAATAGCTCGTCGTATTCCTGACATCCCTGTGCAAGGACAATTCCTCCTTGAACTTCTCCGACTTCCATGTCGACAGGTCCCGGCACGTCATGTCTGCGCCAGCCGGTACGCACGATTTTACCCAACTCCACAGTTTCTTGACCGCGCCCTTCTGATAGTCCGAAGCGTTCTTTTCACCAGCCGCCTCGTCAGCACCGCTCCATAGCGTGTCCTTCGGGTAGTTGAACTCAAGCGAGCTTTCAAACTCCGCGTCCAGCTGAGCGTCGAGGTCGTCATCCACTTGGAAGTTGCATAGTTTCTTGCCGTTGTCAAGGGATTCAATGGCGATATGCTTCTCCTTGTCCGTCAGTCCCATCACGTCGTACCAGTCACTTTTGTCGTTGTTCATCTGGTACTGTCCGTAGTATGTGGGGTTGGAATCGTCGGCGCTCGTAGTGGCAAAGATGTCGCAGGGATATCCGTATATGGCAGTGCGTATCGTCGGGTCTTGCCGCTGCGGAGGAGTGGGCGAAATCTCCTTCATCACGTCGTTGAACACTATCGCAATGCCTGTGTTCGTCTTCATCGACGAGTCCGAGAAGTCCGCTTTGGCGCAGCTTACCTTGCACGGCTTCGTGTCTCCTTTGAACAATGGCAGCTTGTTCACCTCCTGCTTCACGCCATTGATCCACATCTCGGGCATCAGGCCCGCCTTCATGCACTTCATCCAGTAGAAACGGTAGTTCTTCACCGGGTACTTCGTGGAAGATGTTCCCTGAATGCGCATGATGATGTTCGTGAAGCGTATCACGTCGCCCCACGGGGTGTATATCACGAGCTCGTCAACATGGAAGTTCTGCTTCTTGTTCTTGCAGGCATTCACGTCGTCAAGGCCTCTTCCGGAGTCCTCCGTGCGCACAATCTTGACTACGCACTTCCCCTTGGCGACGATTTTGTCCAGGTCGATCTCGCCCGTCTCTGGATTGATCACGTCGTTGAGAGAACAGCGCTTCGCCATCTCTTCCGGTGTGTCGCTGCCTACAGTGTGGTTGTCCACTACCTCGTCATCGGTTAGGGGGCGGGAGTAGGCATACACCTTATGCACACACACGTCAGCACCATCAGAGCTGATGGTGATACCTTGCGGAGTGTCCTGCTTAAAGTTGTCGTCTTCCTGGTAGCACATGGCCGACACACGGTCGCCATTCATGTATAACTCCATGAGTGACCCGTCGGAACGCTTTCCAACATTGAAGGCGAAGCGCACACGTTTGTTCTCGGCGTAGTTCTGCTTCACGCCAACTGGTGTTTTTGTCACTATCGGCAGGCCTGTGTCTGGGTCCTTGTTCTCCTCGTCCGTCTGGTCCTTGGTCGAGCCACTGTAAAGCATGGCACTGTCAGCAGTGATACGGAAGCCCTTCGCGTCATTCTCCATACAGTCCACGATGACAGATTTCCGGTCAGACACATTACTTACCTCCATGTCTATCTCGACGGACATGCCGCCTCGCTTCACGTCCGAGACGAAGGGCTTGAAATCTATCGTCGCCTTCGCCCCGTTCTTCAAAACCAGCGCCTCGCCATCCCAGCCGCTGGTCTGCCAGTCAACGCCCTCGAACGTCGTGCCATACTCTCCGTGGGTCCACTGCTCCCTTGCCTCCGGGCTCTCGGAATTCGAGCGGCCCGCGGCATTCAACTTCAGCTCCAGGCCCTGCGTGGCCTCGCCTATGTCCAGACCGCTCGGTTCTACGTTCACGACGGCTTGCAGCGCAGCCTGGCCGCATTCCAGCCTCAGTCTCGTCTCACCCTGCTCCATGAAACGCTCCACATACGTCTGTCGGCCTCTTCCCACGCTGTAGATTTTCGTTGTCTGCTTGTCAGAAGAAGCCTGGGTCTCCGTCACTATTGCCGGGACACATGCCGGGTCGTAGGCTGCATAATCAAACTCCAGCGTCCCGTACTGCCGTGCCGTCAAACGTGCCGTCAGAGGCATTTCGCCAAGCACCACCTCTCCGCTCTTGCTGGCATACTTCATGCCTACCCATGCGCGCTGGCCGCCACCCTTCAGGAAGTCTATCCATATCGCATCCGACTTGATGCCGTCTCGCTCGGCGACCATCTGCACCGTGTGCCGCCCGGCCGACAGAGAGCTTGCCGGTATCACGAACGAATCTCGGGTCGTTCCTGCCTTGCTCACGTCTTTCGTCGTCGGGGTAGAACTGCCATCTAAATACATTGACACCGTTCTGCGTCCCGAGCCGGTCAGGGTAAACGGAATATTGATGGTGTCACCGTTTTGGTATCCACCTTTCTGCAGCGCCGTGCCCATATCGTAGTCCGATGTCAGTTTGACGCCCACCACCGTCACCTTTGCGTACGCCTGCTTGCTCTGTCTCTCACCCTCTGCGCTCGTGCATTCCGCCGCCACATATACATCCACGTTTCCCGCAACTGACATATAAGCAGAGAGGTCTGCCGTGTACGTGCCTCTTGAAACGTTGCGCAGTTCCTGCGTCCACAACGTGGTGGTACCGAGCTTCACGGTGATTTTCACAGTCGCGTTGACGCCATCGCTATTTCCCTCTGAGTTCACGTGGTCGTATGTCCAGGTCAGCAGCGAAGAGCCGCCCTCTTTCACAAGCTCAGGAGCCACCTTTGCCGTCACCACGATACGGCTTGCCGACGATGTGCCACCACCGCCGCCACCCGCAGGTAGCTTGGCAGGCGCGCCTATCGCCACACCCTTCATGTCGTAGGCATACAGATAGTTGTCATCACCATCAGGAACCACCTCTATCGAGCCGAGCGTATGCGCCTCCAGCTCGCTCAGTTTCGCGGCCACGACGCCGTTCTGTATGGCGTTCGTGCTTTCCGAATCGAGACTCGCGTCCACCTCCGGAACCTCCACGGCCAGGCTTATGTCGCCTGCATCGTTCGGATCATGCTTCACCCCATTCAGCGTCACGCTCTTTACCTTGCCGCCACCACTGGAGTCGCCCCAGCTCTCAGGGTTCTCCCACGAGTCGAGACTCGTGCCAACAAACTGACTCGTCTCCCATTTGCCATGGGACGATTCGAATGTGACGCACCGCCCCTTCGCTCGCAGCTTCACCGCCACGGCCTTGATGGCCGTCTCCAAGGTATAGAAGCCGCTCTCCAACGGTACCTCTGTTGTCACGTTGTAGGTATTGCCGCCACCACGGCCGCCCGTCTCTACCAGGGTGTCCTCCTCCGAGTTCCACACATAGGGCACGTCCTCCAGCAGATACACCTTGTCCTTCAGAATCTCCGTTCGATCGGCGTTCATGAACAAGTCGGCGCCGCCCCAGTTGTTGACATAGTTTGCTCCGTTTTTTCCGACGAAAGATTTGCGCGACATGTCGAAGTACACGCCGTCAACCGTCACCACGGACATCTGCGCCAGCATCACGTTATCCACGAAACCATCAAACCGTGCCGTGACGCCATTCTTTGCATGGGTGGCCAGTTCGTGATAGCCTGCCTCCACCGCCTCGGCACGCTCTGCCGCAGCATCCGCCGCGTCGGCGGACTTTTCTGCCTTGCCCGCAGCTTCCGTGGCGAGTTCTGCGGCTGACTGGGCAGAGGATGTGGCCGCCTCGGCCTTCGCGGCTGCATCCGTAGCCTTCTGTGCGGCCGCATCCGTCTTCGCCTTTGCCTCCTGTGTGGCCGCCTCGGCTCTTCCCACGGCGTCTTTCACTGCGCTGTCGGCCTTGGCGATGGCGTCCTGCGTGGACACCTCCGCCTTATTTACGGCATCATTCACCGCAGATTCGGCAGCCGCAGCGGCATCTTGCGCGGGCTTCGAAAGCAGGCTTACCGGTGCGGACACTAGCTCCTTGCCGTGAAGCGCAGGAAGGCTTTGCAGGCCGTCAAGGGTATCCACGGGCTGCAACTCGCCCACATCCTGAGATTCAGTCTGGAGCTCCTGGAGCACCGCGGCCTTCAATTCGTTTTTCTCCTCGTTTGTCATGTCATTTGTTTTTCGTTATTACTCCTCCAGTGCCTTGGCATACACTCCAGCCCCGTCGGCGGTCGCCGCCAGTTCGAAGTCGGACGTGTTCAGAACCAGCCAGGAACAGACCTTCGCCTGATGAAGCCGGAAAGCTTTCAGCCGAGCACGGCAAAAATGCCCGCCCAGATGTACGCTCATGATGCGGCGCCCACGATAATAAAAGCGCGAATAAGCATCGTCATTACCAGGCAGCACCACATTAGTGGCCTCTTCGCTCACGTTGATGATGTCACACTCCACCCCGTCCACTTCCTCGTACACTGGTAACACAAGGCCACCGCGCGCACGCTCCGGGTCGGACACCATGATGTTCATCCCAGTGTTTACTGACGGCCACTGCGTCTGCGCAGCGCCCATGTTCACATACGGAGCGCCAATGGCCCCTTTGAATTTACCGCTGGTGGCAAATACTTCGCCCTTGATCTTGCAATCATTGGCCTCCATATTGCCTTTTTGGTCGATTTTGAAGTTTTTGTTAATGGTCGTATAACCCTCCAGTTGTATGTTGTCCGACATTAGCATGATTCGCGTCTTGCCATCTGGGCAAGACACCTCTGTGCCAATCAGGGCGAACTTGCCGTCACTGCCCTGCGAATAGATTCCTACACCCGTGGGCTTCACCATAATGCCGCTACCCGCCAGGACATTGCCGTCCTTGTCGAAGTTCTGCGCGGCGATGTTGATCAGCTTCTCGCTCTGTTCGAAAAGCGTGCGATACTTGTAGGTTAGACTATCCACCTTGTCTGTGCTCAGAACGAGCATATACAGATAGATCTCGCCAGTGAACGACAACTTGAAGTCACCCGTCCCGTTCCAGAGTCCCTCGCAGGTGAATTGCTGGTAGCCGGACGTCACTTCGAGATTCTGCTCCACGTTGAAAGAATCGTATTCGGCAAACCCTGTCTTGTCCACCCCGTCAAACCCAACAGTAAGTATCCCCGCCTCGGCTACGCGATAGAAGAATCCTAGATAGACGGGCTGGGGGTCCTTCTGGCCGTCACCACCCGTTGGCATATCGGGCTTCTTGGCGAAGCACTTGTTCTTCTGGCAGATATACTTGTTCTTGATATAGACCACGGTTCTCCCCATGTCCGTCGTCACGCGCACCCCGTCTCCGCGCTTTGACAACAAGCCTCCGTTAGCCCAGACCCACCTCTTGCCTACTAGGAAAAACACCGCCTCGTTTTGCGTCCACCAGTTATCCAAGCCATCGTTGAAAGAAGGATTACTCAGATATCCCTGGTCTGGCATGAGGTCCCGGCGCACACCCTCCACCGCACTCTCTATCTTCCCCTCAGTCGCCTCGAAGCGTGTCTTCACGTCCTCGCCCGTCTCCAGCAGGAACGTGCCTTTCAAGAAGGCATTGTCGCAATACAGTCCGTTGCCACGAGGCTGCTTCGCCGAGGGGAACCAGCTGTCTATGATTCCATCCAGATTGCCCAGACGCGCTCGCAGAGCTCCGGAGAAGTTTTTGGCCTTCACGCCACTCAACACGTCAATGCGGGGCATGCCGTCCTCGGTGGCTGCGATGAGTGCCAGGTTCTGACGCTTCTGGTTCACCGTATTGCCCATCAGTACGCACTCGTCACCTACCTCTGGAACAGACGAGGTGAATTCGCTCTTCGCAACGATCACGGTATCTCCCGTGGCGCTGCTCACCTCTACCCAGTAGCTTTTCAAACCGCCACCCGTGAAGGTCTGACAGCGCATCAAGTCGTGGGCTGCGAAGGTGTTCTCCTGCTCAAAGCTGATGACATAATCCTCGCCTACCTCTTCCACCGCCTTGATTTTTCCATTGGCAGCGCTCACGCAGATCTGGCCTCCAACACTGCGCACCTTGTTGATCAGGAGTTCGAAGACGGACATCGTCTGCCGAACTGTCAGTCTGTCCAATGTCAGGCACGAGAGCCCTCCGTCATTCCACAGCTTATGCCCGAACCCCTCAAAGCCATCCACGAAATCCGGGCTGGCCATGAATCCGCGCAGGATCAAAGACTCAAAAGTAACACCATCCTCCGTGCGCACGGGCTGGTCCATATAGTTGCCGAACTCATGGCGTGCCCACTGCGCCGCGTTGTCCGCCTCCTTCGCATGGTCTGCCTCGATGGCGTGGGTGGCCTCGTCGGAAGAAACGGCATGGTCGCTTTCCTTCGCATGCCTGGCCTCCATGGCCAGGTCAGCCACGTCAGCCCTCGCAGCGTGGGCGGCCTCTTTCACGCCCGAACCCCAGGAACCACCGGAAGTAGCCTGTCCGTCACGTGGCTTCTTGATAATCTTCACGTCTATCATTGCTCAATCTCCTTTAGTGTCATTTCTGCAGATCCGTCCTCCAGGTTACGGCTCATGGCTTGCACGAAGAAGGTCTTGCTCATCGCAGGATGGCGGTAGTGCGCGAACAGACTCACGACACCACCGTCCGTATCCGTCAGGCGCTGCGTCATCACCACCCTCGGTGCGTGCCACTCCTTATAGTAATCATCCACATATAGCTGCTCGGGCTTCGCGCTCTCACCCCTCGCATGGTCATACACAGTCGATAGTCCCTCGCCCGTCACCGTGTTCAACGGCGTGCTCATCTTCACGCTGTCTGTCACGCCAAGCCGTCGGCACTCCGCTGCCGTCAGCGACGAGTTCAGCCGCATCTCCACCTCTTTCACGTTCACGAAACTCTCCTTCGTGTCGCTCATGTAGATAAGGTCGTTGTCTCCGCCGTTGTTCACCATTCCGTTGTCGCTGTATATCTTCACCTCAAATGCCTCCACCATGATACTGCTAACATGTGCCAGCAACGGTATTGCCGTGCTGGTCCATTTCGTATGACGGAACCATGTCCGGTGCCGTCGTGTCACCACATCCCACAACGTATTGACCGGGCCTAGTATCATGAAGCGCACCTGTCCGCTCACGCCGTCCGCCTTCCTCACAGGGATGGCTATGCCTTCTGCGTCGATGCCAAGTCTATAACTCACATTGTTTTGCAAGTCAAACTTAGAACCTACTATTTTGTCGCCGATCTTCGGGTCAAAGCCAATCGTGAAGCATTGCTGGTAGTACTCGTCCTCGTCCGCACACTGCTCCAGCGTCTTGTATTTGCGCCACTCGAAGTCCGTAACCTGACCCTGCGTGCCCTTCTCCACCACACACTTGTCACCGACAATCAGCATGCACGCCAACACAGCCACCTTCGACACGTGGTCCTCGCCGTCACCGATGGCGCTGTACTTGAATTCACAGAGCTGCGGTCCACCGTCGGTAAAGGGAACCAGGCCGTGTGCAGTCGCCTGGTCCCATATCGGCTCATCCCCAGGCTGCACGGCCTTCCACCACCGCTGCGTGTAGTAGCGTCCGTCACCGTTATTGCGGCTTGGAACCGTCGCACCCTTCCATTGGTTGATGCCGTCGTATATCGGACTGTGAATGCTCCCCGGAGACGGCTTGTAAGTACGAATCGCCTCATACGTGTCGGTCAGCCCCATTACGGGATTCAGGACCAGGCTTCCGCTCAGAACGATATAATTTGTCGTCTCCTCGTCGGAAGGGGAAAACACGCCGCCGCTCAGCTGCCCGCTATAGACCGCCATCGGCATGCCAGCCTTCAGCGAGGCTGCGTTCGGGTAAGCACGCTCCTCCCCATCTTCGCAGTTGCCATTGACGCTTACCACCAGATAGTTCGTCATGGCGATTTTCGCAGTTGGTGAGTTGTCTTTTCCATCCGTCTTCCGCTCTTCCTTGCCAAAGGAGAGCAGGGCGGCACCAGGAGCCTTCGCCAGTGCGTTGGGCAAGTCCTGTTGGTTGCGTCCGTCGCTGCAATACGCTGCCCACAGATCAGCGACACCGCCTTTGCCACCTGGAAAGACCCATCCGCTGTTCTGCTTCACCTGCACATACCAATCAGTCACGCAGCCGCCCGTATACGTCGTGGACCGGTCGTGCGTCATCGCATCAAACGCCTCGATGGCCGACTTGCCGGAACCATCACTGCTATACTCCGTCATATACTTCTGCCTGTTACTGTACGGGCTTGACAACAGGTCTTCGTCAAGCGGGCTCTCTATCAGACGCTCCATACGCTCCACACGGCATGTCAGCATGATTTTGTTGTACACCTCGCCAACGCTGATTGTCGTACCCGTATCAGTTACCATGCCCGTCACGATATCCGTCGTCTGCCGAGCCGTCGTCACGCTTGCGCCAGTCTGCAAATCTCGCCAGTAGATGCGCTCGTTGCCCTTCACGCTCTCCCAGGAGAACAGATAAAACACGAACCCATCCTGAACGATGTGGAGGTTCAGGTACTTCAGTATCTCCCCCAACACCTCGTCCTGCTGCCACACGTCGTCCTCCTCACTGCCCAGAAATAGCAGTTCGTTCACCGATAATTGGCTGAAAATAGCATAACGGTTGGCCGTGGTGCCGTCCACCGCCTTGCTCCCGTCGTACAGGTAGAGCGTGGCATGGTTGCCAACAATGTCAAGTCCAGCCGCCACGCCGCCCACTATCTCTTTCAGCAGCGCGAGAAACGTGCGTTGTTCCGCTGACGCCTTCACCACATTGTACAACACGCCAAGCGAGCCCACGTCACGGTATCTGGCGTAACGCAGGGCAGTCAGCGCATCGATGCAGCTCAGCTCGATCTCGTCATATTCCTCATTGTACCCTTGCGAATAGCTCTGCGGCTCGACGTATCCTGCGAAGAGGCATTTCCCCTCGCGGAAGATATTCACTACGGCATCACGGCAGGAGGCACAGAAGAGCTCGGGCATGAAGTTCCTTACCAGCAGCCTTACCGTCGCCTGCTGGCAGAGCAAATGGTCAAACGTGTCGTTCACTTGGCTTGTCAGCTCCACTGGATCGTCAGTGAACGATAGCTCCCCGTTTTTCTCGCCGATAATGGCTTCCTTTGACTTGTCGCCTCGCGTCAGGATATGCACCTCGATGCGCTCCTCCTGCTCATTATAGAAATGTCCGTGCAGATACATGTCCCTATATTTTGATATTCGTTCCTTTTCTATTGATGCGGGTCTCGTTGGCAAGCACTGCCACGAGGTCCCTGCCTTTCACCCTGAGCTCATATATGCCACCACCGCCACTACCGTCGTTGCCTATCAGCGACTTCAATTTGTTCAGTGGCGCGATCACCTCCGGATTGCTTTTCGCTCCGGCATACTCGCCCATCAGTGCCAGGGTCGGTCCATACACAATACCACCATTGGCGAATGGCGTCACGGCCACCGAGGCCACCAGACCCTGCATCATACTGATGAAGCCAGCCGCGATGCCCGCTCCGGCAAACGGGATATAGGCGTGCGCCGCCATGAACTTTGACGCGGCCAGCTCACGGAACGCCATGGCCTCTGCTTTTACAGCAGCTATCGTCGCCATCGAAGCGACTACTTCCTCCGCTCCTGCCGAGACCTTTGCCGTTGCCGCAGAGGCGGCGGTAGCACCGCTTGCCGCCACCACGGTGTTGGAGGTGGCAGTCACGGCGGTCAGTGCTTGGATGATTGAGACGACACCCTTGATGCCATCATAGATCTGAAGCGCCGCATCGACAACCCCGGTGATCGTGAGCCAGGCGTCACGGTTGCCGCGCAAAGCGTCGGTGAGCGCCGTGACGCCACCGCCAACTCCCTTCATCGTGTGCCACGAATCGGCCAGCGTGATGTTGCTCTTGCGGATGCGCCGTTCGTACTCCTCGTAGGTTCCAATAAGCTTCGCTATGGAAGCACGTTGTGCCTCGTCGATGGGGTTCTGGACATCAGAGAGCATGTCCCGCAATTCTTTGACTCTCTTCTTAACACCGTCAATCCCGATTGCTTTCAGCTCCAGCATCAACGGCTTCCCCTCCATAGCGTCGAGTTTCGACACTTCCTGTTCCATTTCGGGAATGCGGGTCAGCCGTTTCAAGGCTTCGCGCTTCTTCTCCAACTCCAGCACCGTGCGCTGGATGCCGTCTATCTCCGATGCGCTGGCTTTTTTCTGCTTTGCCTGATAATAACTGACGGCATCGTCCAACGACTCCATGGTGTTCAGGCGCGAGATATCCTCGGGTGCCTTCAGTTCATCAAGTGTCTCATCCCACTTTTTCTTCAGTTCGTCCAAGGCGTTGATCTGTTTCTGGATCTCCACGCGCTCCGTCGCAGTGGCGGTTTTCAGCAGGTCGGCATAATGCTGCAACTCGCCTTCGAGTTGTCGATAGGTCTGGATCTTCTCAATAGGGATGCTGACGTGGGTGTTGAGCTCAAACGCATTCTTCAACTCTTCAAGAGCGTCAATCTGCTTCTGAATCTCCACGCGCTCCGTTGCGGTGGCAGTCTTCAACAGACTGGCATAATACTGCAGCTCGCCTTCGAGTTGCTGGTAGGTCTGTATCTTCTCGATAGGAATACCGACGTGTGCATTACGTTCAAACGCCGTTTTAAGGTCGTTCAAACGCTGTATCTCCATACCAATCGCCGCAAGCTCACTGGCAGACGCTCTCTCACGGATCCCCTGCTGGTAGGACAACTCTGCGTCAATGTCCTTCAAGGTTCTCAGCTCACTGGGGCGGCTGGCCGCCTCCTGCAAGTGCGTGATGGCATCCTGCTGCTTTCGAAGGGCAGTGATTTTCCTTGAATATAGCGCAATGGCCGCGGCGTCTGTTCCATTAGCGGTTTCCAGCTTGTTTTGGTAATACTGTATGTTGTTACCAATCTCTTTGTAACTCCGAGCGTTGGCAATGAGGTTTTTGCCGCTGAATCTATCCTTGGCCCCCGTCTTGCCATCGCCGCTTCCACTATCAGTAGCCGGGGCGTTCAGTTTCTTGTTCCTGGCCAAGGCTGTCTTTGCATTCTTGGTCTTGGCCTTGGTATTCGCATCCGTAGCCTTGGTATTCGCATCCAGTTCTGCCGTCTCTTGAGCGACACCATTATCCTTGATGCCAAAAAATGTCTTCACCCACTCCCAGGCCTTCTTGATTACCTCGCTTGCCTTCTCGAATGCCTTGACGAGATAGTCCCACACGGCACCGGCCAATTTCTTCACTGTGGACCAGAGTGCGTCGCAGTTCTTCCGGAAGCGCTCATTGTTTTTGTATGCGGCCACCAGCATGCCCACCAGCGCCGACACTGCCATCACGACAACACCGATGGGGTTGGCGCTGAGAACCAGATTAAGGGCGACTTGTGTGGCTTTCCAAATACTAGAGGCGACTGCCACCGCTTTGGAGGCGGCCGCCTGCGCGAGCGTGGCCACCTTCATGGCTTTCAGCCCGGCCACCATGGTCTTGACCCCGTGGCTGAGCTGCACAATACCCATCAGTGCGGCACCACTATTGGCTATCCATTCCACATACGGGCCGGAACTGCTGGCCAGGGCGCCGGCCCAGTCCATCAGGGCGTGCATCTGGTTGGCAAGGACCATCCGCAGGCTCTCCCCGGTCGATGACATGTTGTCAAAAGCCTCGTCCATCTCGCCAGCCGAATCCGCCATCGCACCGATGTTCTGTGAGAACTTCTCTTTTTGCTCGCCAGTCAGTGAGCCAAGCAGACGCATGGCCTCGGCGCTTCCGAAGAGCTGGCCGTAGATGGTCTGGCTGAGTTGCCCAGTCTTGGCGGCATATTCCTGGATACTCGCGTCGAGACCCAACAGAAAGTTCTCCAGTCCACCGGCGGCCTGGATGCTCGCCGCATTAAAGCCGATTCCCATCTCGTTGGCGGCCTTGGTCGCCTCGGCAGATGGTTTGATAAGGGAATTGAGTACCGCCGCCAGCTGGGTGGAGACTTCCGCCGTGTTACCAGTCACGCCTGTCGTGGTGGCAAACACCGCCATCAACTCGTCCATGGAGACACCGAGCTGCGATGCGCTACCGCTGACAAGGGGCAGTGCCTGGGCCAACTGCTCAAAACTGGTCACACCGTTTTTGGCAGTCATCTGTATCTTGTCTTGGATATTTCCCGCCTGATCCCATTCCAAGCCGTAGTTCTTGATAAGCGTCGAGGTGACGGTTACGGTCTCGCCCAGGTCGGCGATGCCACCCACCGCACTGCGGCTCGACTTGTTGAGAAACTCAATCCAGTTATCCTCGGGGACGCCATTGGAAATCACTTGGTACAAGCCATTGGCCAGCTCCTCCCTGGCAAGCGGTATATTCTTGCTCAGTTCCACCACCTCATGGGTGAGCGCGTCAAACTCCGCACCGCTCTTGCCAGCCATCGTGTTGGCACTGCGCATAGCCGTCTCGAAGCTCTCGAAAGGCTCGGCAAGTCCGTTCACCATGTCACCAAGCTCGCGGATCGAGCGTACCGCCGCGTCAAGGACGAGGCTCTTCTCTGCCATCTCACGGAGATGGTTGCCCGTGGAGACGGCCGTAGCGCCAACCTCGTCAAGGACCTTGTCAAGACCTTCCGCTTCCACGGTCAGCTGCTGGAACACGCCACCATCGTTGCTCTTGATCTTGATTTGAAATTCTACTGCCTTTGCCATGTTTCCTTATTTTAACCCGAATCGCTGCTTGGCGGCCTCGAATCGGGCATTGAACTCCTCCTTGCTTACCTCCTCACGCTCCTCGGGGGGCTGCTCCTCGTCCCATGGCAGCGGTAGGATTTCATGCGGCCGGAGAGTACCTTTCGCATAGGGCTGGAGGGCGAAGAGCGCTGATACGCGCGTGCGTTCCCAAGCACTGCGCTCCGCATCACGCCTGGTTTCCGCCCATCGCTCCCAAGCCTTGTAAAACTCAGACGGGGTGCATCGCTCAAAGTCCTCCCTACTCATCCCGATACACCCCATCGCAACGCCGAGCAAATCCTCGACGCTTACTTCGTCGTCTCCTGTTGCGGAGGCGTTTTTTTTTCGCTATCCATGGATGCGTAAAAAGAGTTCACCGTGTCGGGTTCCAGAAGGTCGGCAAAGGTCTCGAAGTCGTAGGTAAACGCTACCTTGTCGGCATTGCACGCGCTCTTCACGCAGCAATACACGAACTGCATCAGCTCGGAGATGTCACCCTTCTCCAGCCGGATCACGTCCTTGCCAGTCTCGTTCTTGAAGCGGACCATGGCACCCATGGTCACACGGCAGGGATATTCCTTGTCGCCCAGTTTGATTTTCACTACATTCATAAGCCTATACTGTGCCAGCCGCTTCGGTGATGCCCGTGCCCACCTTCTCCACCTTGCCGCAGTTCTGCAGCGTAATCGAATATTTCGCGTCATCGCCAGCCTGGGCGTCGAGGTCCAGGGAGGTGATCAGATACTTGCCCTGGTAGCCGCCAGCGGCCTTGCCAGTGCGCTTGTCACCATCGCGCAGGTTGTAAGCCGCATCCACGGGCTCGCCCTTCAGCATGGCGTCCTTCACCTGGTCATACGACGGAACCTCGTCGGTGCCATCCGTCAGCACCACGCCGTCGGCGGAAATCTGCTCTGAGAAACTCTTCACATACGATTCCTTCCACTTGCCACCGGATGCCTCTTTCGTCACGCGCTCGCCAGTTTCGGCCGAGGTGGAAACTTTGCAGCCCGTCGAGAAGCCGAGGGCGTTCCCACCCATGGACAGAATCAAGTCCGTGCCGTCCAATACACTTTTTGCCATATCTTTCTTGTTATGATTGTTAATACTATGCCAGCCAAGAAGCCAGCCACAAAAACACTCCAAACGGGCCAAGTCTTCCAGGACCTCAACCGCTCCTCCTTCAGCATCTCGCTGCTACTGCGCAGGTGCGAGTTGGCCACGCTCAGCCGCTCGTTCTCGGCCTCGTAATAGGCACACAGGCGCGACAGGCTGTCACAACCGCTCTCTATCAGCAGCGTCGGCATGCCGCCCTTTTGTCCTTTCCGCACGATGGCCTTCACGTGGGCACGTCCGGAGCTCGCCACATACGACGCACCCTCAGGCAGATGCCACAGGGTCGTGTCAAGTGCTATCGCCAGCCGGGCCGTGTCCGCGGCCACCGGCTCCGTCCAAAACGTCTGCCGCACCGTCCTCACGTCCCTTGACACGCTGTCCCTTGCCTCCGCGCTTGCCGCTTGCCTTTCGGCGCTCGTCACTTTCCGCGTCGAGCTGCAGCTCGCTGCTGACAGGGCAATTGCCACTGTGAGGGCAGCGCTGAATAGCCTGAATAGCCCTCGTGAGGCGGTTGAGCGCATAGCGTATCTGTTTGTTCTCGGCGCCCAGCCCCTCCATTGCTTTCGTACTTTCATCTACTTTCTTCTGCGTCGCGAGCAGCTCACGGCTGATATCCTCGTACATCAATTTGTATGTGTCATGCACGCTCTTCGCCGACTGAGCCGACTTCACCTTGCGGTTCGCGACCCAAGCGATGGCGGCACCTATGCCGCCCGAGGGTATAGCCCATTGCAGGATCTGCATGATAGTCTCCGCCATCCCTTGTCTGATCTTTTGGTTATTTTGTCGTACTTACTGTCTGATACCGATGCTCCGCAGCCATGCCTGCACGTCAAAGCTGGGACACGCCTTGCTCACGCCGGGCAGCTCACCATGGCCGACGATACGGACCTGCGGGAAACGCTTGTGAAAGCGCCGCACATAGTCCGCCATCGACCGAAGCTGGGCGGCCGTGCGGGTGTCTTTCGCCGTCTTGCCGTCCTTGGCCAGGCCACCGGCATACACCACGTGGCGGCTCACGCTGTTGTACCCACGCGCACCGTTCGTCACCTCCCAGGGGTCCACCTCGGCATCCTCGTTGTTGCCAGCAAGCCGCTCCACGGTGCCGTCCAGACGGATCAGGTCCGTATAGCCCACTTGCTTCCAGCCACGGCCGCCATTGGCGACGGGAGCCGTGTGCCAGAGGCGGATGTCCGCCCCCGTCACCTCCCGCCCCTCGGGAGTCGCCGTACAGTGAAGCACCAGATACTTCATCCTCGCCATGGTTACACAGCCTTGTAGCCACTCATCACCACGACACCGGCATCCTCCTTCTTTGGCATACAGATGAAGCGGTGGCGGAAGTTGATTTTGTTGCGCTGATACTCCGGGTCGTTCTCTGCAGGCGCCCAGTACATCTTCGTCGAGCCGGTGGCCTTGAACACGCGGGCCGTATAGAAAGCGAACGAAGCCTGGAACTCTCCTGCCACTGCCGCCGTGCCAAGGTCCTTCTTCGTGCCAGTCTGGGTATAGATGGGGTTGTTGGCAAACTCGTAGATGTCGAACCCGTACAAGCGTCCGACAGTTCCGTCGTTACGGTTGATGTTGTACTGCTCGCGGAATGTCTGCTCAGTCTCCAGAAGGTCGTTGATGTGGTCCGAGCAAAGTACGAGCCGTCGCCCCTGGGATGGCACTTTCAGAGCGTCCATCTGGCGCTTCGCGCTGAGCAGGTCGGTCTTGGTCATTTTCAAGCGTCCCGTCACGGGGTCCTTCTCACCAGTGGTTTTCAGCACAGGCGTCTTCTCCGTATTCTGCTTCGCACAAAGCGCATGGGCAGCCTTCGCGAACTTGGCATCGTTGATGGCGTTGCCATGGGATTCCTTCACTCTTGACATTTTGTCGTAACTGATGGCATAGAGCTCATCATCGGTGATGGGAGTCACCTTGGTCTGGAACTTGTCAAGCTGGATGGCGATGTCCTTGTCGCCAAGTGCCTGCAAGGGGATTGGGTAGGTCGTGTTGTTGACAAGCACCTCGGGATCGACGCCTACCTCCACCAGATGGATGACATCGTTGTCAACGATGCTTGAGGCGTCAGGAATACCCTCAAGCCAAGTGGCTTCCAAGCCACGGCGGAGGTATTTGACCAACTCGCCCGTCCAAATCTCCTTCAGCACGCCCTCGCGTGCCACGCCCACTGGCATTGCACCGCTCACGGCTAATGCGATGGCATTGGCACCTACTGCACCCGCCACGGGCGACACGCCCAAAGTCATACCGACCACAGCTCCTGTAAACGCATTGAACAGCAAAGCTGTAATCATGGTCAAAATTGTTTTCATTCTTTTTGTATTATTGGTTTGTACTTAAAGTTCACACTCCATGCCGTACTCCTCCTTGTAGAGTCGCTTATACTCCTCGGGCTGCTCTTTGCGGAGTGTAAGGAGTTCGGC